TAGAGCATCTGACTGTTAATCAGAGTGTCACAGGTTCGATTCCTGTTATTCCAGTTACCCTGCCAGTGGTCTAACTGGCTCAATCCACTTACCTGCGGCGGCAGGTCAATAAACACGACCAGGAGGATATATATGCAGAAACTTATTGACACATTAAAATCATTTGGAATCGAGATCCCGGAGGACAAACAGGCAGATGTTAAGAAAGCACTCTCTGAGCATTACAAAAATGCGAAAGAAGTAGCAAAAACTCTGTTGAAAGTCGAGGGTGAACGAGATGACTGGAAAGAACGTGCCGAGACAGCAGAAGAAACCTTAAAAAGTTTTGACGGTATCGACCCGGCAAATGTTAAGACCGAGTTAGAGACTTGGAAACAGAAAGCGGCAGATGCAGAGAAAGAATTCAATGCAAAAATCTACGACCGTGATTTCTCAGATGCTTTGAAAGCAGCGCTCGATGATGTTAAGTTTTCCAGTGAAGCTGCAAAGAAATCAGTTATGGCAGACATTAAAGAAGCCGGATTAAAACTGAAAGATGGCAAAATCCTTGGACTGAACGACCTGATTGAACAGATGAAACAGTCTGACGCATCCGCTTTTGTGGATGAATCTCAGCAGCAGGCTCAGCAGAACCAGGCAAGATTTACAACACATGTTGGACAGCAGCAGACACCGGGAAGTATGACTAAAAAAGATATCGAAGCAATCAAAGACCCGTCCGAGAGACAGGCTGCAATTGCTCAGAATATCCAGTTATTCCAGTGATTTTTACACCGACTATGCACCAGAGTATAGCCGCTAACCCAATACCTTAACAATTATGGGTAGAAAGGATTTTTTTATATGGCAGCAAAAGCTAAGCTTATTATGACTAATGATATTCAGGTAAAGGCACGTGAGATTGACTTTGTTACCAGATTCGAAAGAAACTGGGAACACTTACGTGAAATCCTTGGTATCATGCGTCCAATCAAAAAGACGCCCGGAGCGGTTCTTAAATCAAAATATGCAGAGGGTACATTGCAGAACGGAAATGTTGGTGAAGGTGAGGAAATCCCTTACAGCAAATTCGTTGTAAAAGAAAAACCCTATGCAGAAATGACTATCGAGAAATACGCAAAGGCTGTATCTATCGAAGCAATCAAAGATCACGGTTACGAGAACGCTGTTCAGATGACCGATGATGAATTCCTCTTCCAGCTTCAGACCAATGTTACCGAAAGATTTTACAATTATTTGAAAACCGGTACCCTCACATTTACAGAGATTACTTTCCAGATGGCTCTGGCAATGGCCAAGGGTCGTGTAGAAAACAAATTCAAGCAGATGCACAGAAATGTGACTGGCGTCGTTGGATTTGTGAACATTCTGGACGTGTACGAGTATATCGGAGCAGCTGAGATTTCTATTCAGAACCAGTTCGGCTTCCAGTATGTGAAAAACTTCCTGGGATTCAACACAATCTTCCTGTTATCTGACAGCGAGATTCCGAGAGGAACAGTAATCGCCACACCCGGTGAGAACATCGTTCTTTACTACGTGGATCCGAACGAATCTGATTTTGCAAGAGCAGGTCTTGTATATACTGTATCCGGCGAAACAAATCTGATCGGATTCCATACGCAGGGCAATTACCACACAGCAGTGTCTGAATCATTCGCAATCATGGGACTTACCCTCTTTGCAGAATATATTGACGCTGTTGCTGTCGGAACTATCAACGCAACTCAGACACTTGGAACTCTGACTGTAAACTCCACAGCAGGAAGTAAGAGCGGAGATACAAAAGTGACTGTTACTCCGGCAAAAGTAAGCGCAGGAAATGTGTACAAGTACAAAGTTGCATCATCTGAGACTACCGTAGACTACGGACAGAACGTGAAGAACTGGAGCGCATGGGATGGAGAATCCGACATTACAGCAGCAACAGGGCAGGTAATCACAGTGGTTGAGTGTGACAGTACCTATAAGGCATTGAGTGCCGGACATGCGACTGTAACAGCAAAATGATAATCGTGGGAGGTAACTGGCATGGCTTATGCAGATTATGATTTTTACACAGAATCCTATTATGGCAATGTCGTGCCAGAAGCTGACTTTGATCGTCTGGCAGCCAGAGCCAGCGATTTTATTGATACATTGACATTTGATAATTTGGTGGACGGACTGCCAGCTGATAAGCGTTCACAGAAACGTATTAAAAAGGCGGTCTGTTCACTGGCTGAATTAATGTATCAGATTGAGCTTGCTGAGAAGAATGCTACCAATGCCGCTGTGAGCGGTACGTCAACTGCAATCGGGTCTGGTGGTAGCACAACAGGCATTGTAACATCTGTATCATCCGGCAGTGAATCCATCTCTTATGCAACGCCACAGCAGATCGGAGCAAGTGCAAAGGAATGGAGCGCAGTGTATGCCGCCGCCGGGGATGTACAGAAAACGAATGACTTACTTCTTAAGACAGCTTTACCGCTTCTGATGGGAGTAAGGACGGATGAAGGAGTACCAATTTTATATGCAGGAATGTAATATTAATGTTCTCGGGACGGTTTACAAAATTAGTCCAAAAGAATTAAAAAATGCAGATGTTGACGGCTACACAGACAATACATCAAAAGAAATTGTTATCAGAACAGACAACGCAAATAATGTTGGTGATTTTGATTCCTTACAGAAAAAGCAGTTGAGACATGAAATTATTCATGCGTTCTTGTCGGAAAGCGGATTGCAGTGCAACTGGCAACATACAGAGCAGTTCGGACATGACGAAACTACGGTTGACTGGTTTGCTATTCAGTCACCGAAAATTTTTAAAGTATTCAATGAACTTAAATTAATGTGAGGTGAAAAATAATGGATATTTCAACATTAGGCTCATGCGTAGCAATCGTTATGATTTGCTACATCGTAGGAATGGGCTGTAAAGCATCAAAAAGAATCTCTGATGAATGGGTTCCAGTAATCATGGCGGTTATTGGCGGGATTCTTGGAGCGGTCGGAATGGGAATTATCCCGGATTTCCCGGCAACAGACTATATCACGGCGGTTGCAGTCGGTATGTTTAATGGATTGTCGGCCACTGGTGTGAATCAGATTATCAAGCAGACAATGCAGAAAGAATAATTAAGGAGAGGGTATCATGTACGAAAAAACGGTGACGGTTTTTAATTATTACGAATCAGCCACGACAAGAGATGCGTACTGGTATCCTCATGTTTTATCCGGCGTTGACCTCATTACGGACAAAGGGGCAATCCTTAAAAAGTACGGACCAGATACAACAGACAACGCACAGTTGCACATCCGTTACACTGTCCAGAATGGCGATATAACCATTACTGATAGAGACGGTAAGATTCTCCCATGGGTGCCGCCTAAAGAGTGGAAACAGCAGATCAACAACGCTCTAGAGGATACTATCACATTCTCAGATGAATCGTTCTTCTGGGAGGGCGAGTGGACTGGTGGGACGGTAACTGACAGCGACTATCGGAACGGATTCTACCAGTACATGAACGAGAATAAGGATAACGTGTTTAAGATTACCAGTGTAGGCGGACCGTATACGCTGATTCCACATTTTGAGATTTTGGGTAAGTAATATGAGTAAAATTCATCATTTCAAAGGATTCTCCATAGTTGACGGAGATATGAAAATCAAGCTGAATATGGACAGGTTCTCCAAACAGTATCAAGAAGCCCAGTATCTCCTTGATGGAATGGTCATGGATAGTATGGTGCCGTTTATGCCGATGATTACAGGGGACTTCATTAATCGAACGAGAGTTGAGAGTACATCCTTGCAAGGAACTGGGAAAGTATGCGCGGCGGCGGCCCCTTATGGGCGCTTCCTGTACGAAGGAAAAGGAATGGTTGATGAATTGACCGGAAGTCCCTACGCGAGACGTGGAGCAAAGAAAGTTCTCGTTAGTCAGTTTTCTGGTCGGACAGCCGCAAAGGAAAATCTTGAATACACCAAACAGGCTCACCCACGGGCACAGGCAAAGTGGTTTGATGCCGCTAAACGGCAATATGGCAGTACATGGATTCGCAAAGTAAAAGCACAGGCAGGAGGTGGCAGACATGGCGGATAAACCTATTGGTAAAGATGCGACCGGATATGAGATTCTGACAGATGCCATGAAAGCACTTCTAAACCAGTATCCGGGACTACACGACAATGAAATAATCAAATTCGAGGAACTTGGCAAAGAATCGGGAATTGCGTTTTCAGCAGACAACGGGGCGCTGATCTATTCAGAAAAAGAAGATGTTTGTGGCGTAATGCATCAGGTATGCCAGTATCCATTTTATGTGGTATACCGAACAGCATCCGACAAGGAGAGGCAGAAATTATCTGTTCAGAAATTTTTGGATAATCTCGGTAAATGGATATGCAGAGAACCAGTTGTCATAAATGGCACTGAGACACGTTTAAATGCGTTTCCAGAGCTTTCGCAAGGGCGAGTGATAAAACGTATAACCCGTGGAAACTCCTACGGTACAGAGCCGCAGGAGGGCGACGTACAGGATTGGCTATTACCATTGTCAGTGCGCTACGAAAACACTTATGAAGTAATATAACGTAACAACCGGCTATCAATTAGAGATAGTCGCTAACCTACACAGCCTTTTAAAAGTTATAGGCAGAAAGGACATTTCTATGGCAGTTACAGGCAAGATTGACCGTAAATATATGGCCCATTATATCGATGCAGGTTCCCTCTGTGGAGGGCTGACACCAAAATATGAGCGTCTTGGAAAGGACCTGGAAGAGTACAACATCGAGCTCAACCCGGATACCGGAACATCTAAAAATATTCTTGGAGAATCCACATTCAAACACAATGGCTATGAAGTTTCTTCTGACGCTGATCCGTTTTATGCGGATACCACATCTGACTTGTTCGGAGCATTACAGAAGATTGTAGATGGACGTCTCAAAGACGATAGCCTCAAAACAAAAGCAGTTGAGGTTCATCTCTGGACAGAAGCCACAGCAGGCAAGTATGAAGCATATCAGCAGGACTGCTACGTTGTGCCGACATCCTACGGTGGAGACACATCTGGCTATCAGATTCCATTTACTGTCAACTATGTTGGCGAACGTGTAAAAGGAAAATTTGATATCAGTTCCGGTACATTCACAGCTGACAGTGAATAAGCACATACACAAGGAGGATATGCTAAATGGCAAAAGTAATTAATACCAAAATTGATGATGGAATTTTTACATTCACGTTTACCAACAACGAAGACGAAGTTTTTTCTTCTTTCAAGCTTAACCCGACTGATATCAATGTAGCAGCACGTGCGGAGGAACTGGGAGAGTACTTTGACCAGCTTAAAAACTCTATTCAAAAAGTCACATCTGGTAAGGAAGTGGCAGAACTGAACAAACAGATCGAAGACAAAATCAACTATCTGCTCGGATATGAAGCATCAAAAGACCTGTTCAAGGAGCCGATCACAGCGACTACTGTATTCGGCAATGGTCAGGTATTCGCCTACATCGTACTTGACAAGATCGCAGAAGCAATCGCACCGGAAATCGAAAAGAGAAAAAAGAAAATGCAGGCGGCAGTCAATAAGTACGTGGAGAAATATACAAAATGACCGCCTATGAGCTACCCACCTCACTGAACATAAGTGGAGTGGATTTTTCTATCAGAACGGATTTTCGAAAAATAATAGGCATATTAATCGCTCTTGGAAATCCGGATTTTAGCAATGAAGCGAAAGCAATAATTGCTGTTCAGATAATGTACGAAAAATGGTGGGAGATACCAGAAGAAAATTTAAGCGAAGCTCTTCAAAAAGCTTATGAGTTCATCGACTGCGGGCAGTTTGACGATAATCCAAACCGCCCAAAGCCCCGTTTGATGGATTGGGAACAGGATGGAGACATGATTGTTCCGGCGGTAAACAAGGTTGCCGGTAAAGAAATCAGAGCAGTGCCTTATATGCACTGGTGGACGTTTTTTGGATACTTTATGGAATCTGGCGAATGTCTTTTTAATACCGTAGTTGGAATTCGTTCAAAAAAGGCAAATGGCGAAAAGCTCGATAAATGGGAAAAGAAATTCTATCAGGAAAATAAGAACATTATTGATATAAAAACACGTCTCAGCGAAGAGGAGCAAGCGTACAAGGATGCGCTGAATGAGATGTTAAACCTCAAATAGTTAGGAGGTGAATGTATGGCTGCTGATGGCTCAGTCATTATTGATACCAGATTAGACACAACCGGTGTCCAAAAAGGTGTATCAGCGATTAAACAGTCATTCGACGGGCTTGGAAGCACAGTAAAAAAAATAGGACTACTTATCGGCGGAGTATTTGCTGTTGGTAAATTAGTACAGTTTGGAAAAGAATGCGTTGCCCTTGGCTCAGATCTCGCAGAAGTGCAGAACGTGGTTGATGTTACATTTACAACCATGTCAGACAAAGTAAATGAATTTGCAAAGAACGCTATGACCAGCGCTGGACTATCGGAGACTATGGCAAAGCGGTATGTTGGTACATTCGGAGCAATGTCAAAGTCGTTCGGATTCTCAGAAGCACAGGCTTATGACATGTCAACGGCTCTGACACAGCTAACCGGTGATGTGGCATCGTTTTATAACATAAGTCAGGATCTGGCGTATATCAAACTGAAATCAGTGTTTACGGGTGAAACGGAAACGCTCAAAGATCTCGGCGTGGTAATGACCCAGTCGGCACTAGATCAGTACGCACTGGCAAACGGTTATGGTAAAACAACGTCTGCCATGACCGAGCAGGAGAAAGTAGCTCTCCGTCTGGCTTTTGTGCAGAAACAGTTATCGGCTGCATCTGGTGATTTCATTCGAACATCTGACTCATGGGCGAATCAGGTGCGAGTGATGCAACTGCAGTTGCAGTCATTAAAAGCAACAGTCGGCCAGGGATTGATTAATATTTTCACGCCTGTTCTGAAAGTAATCAATATTCTGCTCGGTAAACTGGCAACTCTGGCAAATGCCTTCAAGTCATTTACGGAGCTTATTACTGGCAAGAAATCATCAGGTCAGACAGGTGGAAGCGGCGCAGGGCTTGCCGGAGCGGATGCAATTGCAGATACGGCAGATCAGTATGGACAGGCAGCCGATAATGCAGAGAAACTGGCAGATGCCACGAACGACAATGCGAAAGCTACAAAAAAAGCGAATAAGGAAACAAAAAACTATCTTTCATCGCTTGATGAAGTGCACAAGGTTAGTTCTACAGGGAGTACATCTTCAACGCCATCCGGTTCTGGAACCGGCGGAACTGGTTCTGGGGGCGGCGGATTGCCGGGTTCGGTTGACAGTGTAAATTATGGCAAACTCGCAGAGGGAGAAAATGCGCTGGACAAAATCAGTGATTCTGCCAAGAAACTAGCCGACCTTCTTAAAAAACTCTGGAAGCCATTCCAGGACGCATGGAAAAAAGAGGGCAAGAATACTATTAATGCGGCAAAAACCGCACTTGATGGACTCAAAAAGCTCGTTGTAAGTGTAGGTAAAAGCCTTGTAGAGGTCTGGACAAATGGCACAGGCACAACGATGTTAGAAACCATGCTGAGGATTGCTCAGAATGTGCTTAAAACTATCGGTAATATTGCATCTGGTTTCGCAGATGCATGGAACAAAAACAGTGTTGGAACGCAGATCATCCAGAACATTGCAGATGCCCTTGTGGTAGTTATGCAGTTTGTTGAAAAAATCGCAGAGGATACAGCAACATGGGCGGCGAACCTTAATTTCTATCCTCTACTGGAATCTATCAGTAATCTAACAAGTACGTTTGCGCCAATTCTGGAATCTATCGGAAATGTTCTTGAATGGATTTATAACAATATTGTTCTTCCAATGCTGAAATGGCTGATTGAAACGGGAATTCCAATAGTGATCAACCTAGTGTCTGATTTGGCAAGATTTTTCGCAGACCATCAGTCAATTATTGAGGCATTCGGCGCAGCTCTGATCGGAGCATTTGCGGCAGCGAAGATTGCAGGCTTAGCTTCGAGAATCGCAGGAAGTATAACGACAGTAGCAAGTTTCATTAAGGGTCTTATTGCACTCATGACCGGCTCTGGCGGCATTATTGGTGGAATCAAAGCCATTGCGACAGCTGTCGGACCGGGCGGAATTTTTATAGCAGCAGTAACAGCTTGCATTGCGATTGGTGTATTGCTGTACAAAAACTGGGACAAAATAAAAGAAGTTGCAGGTGCGGTATGGAGTTGGATTAAAGACAAAACCATAGCTTTCGTCGATGGAATAAAATCCAAACTTAGTGATTTGGCAGAAAAGATTGTTTCTATTTGGAATGGTATCAAATCAAGTGCAAAAGAAAAGTGGAGCGCTATATGGTCCACTATAAAAGAAGTTGTAAAGAGGATAGTTGATGGAATCGTTGATAAATTCAAAAGTGCAAGAGACAAGGTTATTGATACGTTCGAGGGTATTAAAAACAAAGTTAAAGAGATATTCAATAAAGTTATCGGTATCGTAAATGGCGCAATCGGTACGGTGAACGGCGCGATCAGTGGAATTGAATCTGCAATGTCATTTGGTCCGTGGGAAGTGCCTACTCCATTTGGTAAGAAAACAATAGGATTCAGTGCTACATTTCCGCGAGTTCCAACTATTCCATATCTTGCAAAAGGTGCTGTTATTCCTCCAAGATCAGAATTTCTCGCTGTGTTAGGAGATCAGAAGCAAGGAAACAACATCGAGACACCGGAAGCACTGCTCAGAAAGATTTTCCGGGAAGAAACTGCAGGACGGCAGACAGGTGGCGGCGATTATCGTTTTATTGCTCAGATTAATCGCAGAACAATCTTTGATGAAATTATTGATGAAGCAAAATTAAGACGCAGCACAAGTGGAAGAAATCCGTTTGAACTGGCATAGGAGGTGGAAGAATGGCAACTATCCCAAAAAGTATAACAGAGCGATACAAGATGAATGGGGCTTCCATCTATCAGCCAGATAAAGATATGGGTTACAACCTTGAAACAACTTATTCAGAAGGTAGTAACCGTACGCAGTTTGGAAAAGCATTACTGACTCCACTATTTACAGTTGAACAATATAGCTATGAAGCATCAAACGTTCCAGTTGTAGAAGCAAACAAAATTCTCAAAATTATCGCAAAAGGAAAAACTTTCAATTTGTATCATTGGTCACTTTATCACATGGCATGGAGAACCGACCCATTTTATGTTGGAAAAGCAAGCCTAACTATTGGAGAAATATCTCCAGACTTAAAATTTGTATCAAAAATATCTTTTAACATGCAGGGGGTGAATCCACTTGATTAATGTATCTGATGCGTTCAAACAAAAACTACAGGACGGAGAAAGAGTCTGGCAGGAAGTGGAAATCACCTTTCCTGACGGAACTGTAAAAACAGTCAAAAATGAAATCATGGGTGAAAACTGCACTTTTTCCGATTGTGCAGAAAGTAGCAGCTTTCCGATTGGCTGCGTTGTTTGTAAATCCATGACATTGGAGTTGGACAACACTTCCGATCAGTGGAAAAACTATAATTTCTACATGGCAAAAGTTCATGCGTATCTTAAAATGCAGACCTCTGTAGCAAGTTCGGCTACAACAGATGAATTGCTGGATGAAAACTATGAGCCAATTCTTGACCAGAGTGGCGGTGCGATTCTGGCAACAAAAGCAGCGACAGAAGACAGAGTCGAAACCATTGATAAAGGTATTTATACAATTACGACACCAGAACAATATGGCGAAATCCTTAGTTTTACCGCTTTGGACGATATGTATAAAACGAACGCAACTTATATATCTCATCTGGTTCTGCCACAGTCAATAGAGACTCTTGTTAGAGATGCGTGTGAGACTCTTGGTATTCCGTCAGAAGTCTCCATGGCTCATGGAAATCTGATCGTGTCAGAGATTCCGGAAAACATGACGTTTCGTCAGTTGTTCGGATGGGCAGCAATGCTTGAGACTGCGAACGCTCGCCTGGACAGCAGAGGATACTTGCGATTTATCAGATGGGATTTTTCCAATGTACAAGAAGATTACAACGCAGTAGTGGACGCTGATGGAAATGTAACATTTAAAGGCGGCGCAAGTATTGACTCAGAAAGTTTTATCAGTCCGACAGGGAACTGGACAATTGATAGTGATGGATTCTTGACACTGATCGAATCAGCAGCTGACACATCCGAAAAGCTCAAAGACTTTTTTACAAGTCCAACCGTTTCTAGTGATGATATTGTGATTACTGGAATCAAGCTAAAAAATAGAGAAAATGAAGCCATGTACGGAAGCACAGGATATGCTCTTAAATTGGAGAACGACCTTGTTGCGGATTCGGACTTGGACACGGTAGCTGCTCAAATTGGCGATTCCATAATTGGAGCTAAATTCCGTAACATGTCGGGAGAACTTGTATATAACCCACTCATTGAGTTTGGAGATATGGCATATACTTATGATCGCAAATGGAACAGATATATAACTCCGCTGACGGACGTTTCTTGTTCCGTTAATGGAAAGACTACTGTAAAAACTCAAGCCGACGACCCTATCAGAGGGCAGAGCAAGTTCCAGTCAGAATCCACTAAGGCAATCGTAGAGGCAAGACGACTTGTTAAAAAAGAACAATCAGCTAGAGAAAAAGCAGTAAAGAAATTAGAAGAAACCTTAAAAAATTCTTCTGGATTATATGAAACATCAGTCGCACAGGAAGATGGCAGTACTATTACATATCTGCATGACAAGCCTACACTTGCAGAATCAAAAAATGTAATTAAATTCACAGCAGAAGCCATTGGCGTATCCAATGATGGTGGCAAAACATATCCTTACGGTTTCTTTCTGACAGGCGATTTGATAGCAAAAATTCTGTACGCACATGGTATCAATGCTGATTATATTGACACAGGCGCACTGATTGTCAGAGATAGCGATGGAAACATAATCTTCCAGGTTGATATGGACACCAAAAAAGTAATCATCAGTGGTGATAATGTTGTAATTGGTGGTAGTTCTTTGCCGGATAAACTGACAAAAATGGACAACAATATTGCATCTGCCAAGAATATGACATTCCAGCTGTCGAACGATATGCAGACGATCACATCTGACGCAGACGGAAACATTCCGGTATTTCCAACAGTGGCAACCACAGCG